TCTAAAACTTTGCGTCCAGCTTTTTTCAGTGTGTCAACTACGCCTTCTTCTACGTCCTCATGCTTGGCACGAAGTTTGGCCAGCACAGCGCCGGCTACTTTTTCACCACGCTCTTTAGAACCATAACGCTCGCCAGCTGACTTGGCAATCTTTTCAAAGTTCTTGCCTGGCTTGCCAATGTCCTTGCCAGCACGAGCCTTCTTGGCTGAGTAGTTGCCGGTAGAACCTTCTTCCACTGACTCGTCATACTTGTCATACTTCTTACGAATTGGATCAAGAGCTTTGCCTTCACGACCAGCCTTGGCCAACGCTTCCATGCCTTCCTTGCCATACTTTTCATAGCCCTTGGCCGCACGGCTCATGTCACGCTCGTTGAGTTGCTGATGTGTGACTTCTGGCTTCTCGCGAATGCTGTCTAGTTTTTTATTTAGGTCATAGAAAAATGTCATTGGAATTATCCTCGAGGTTGTGCGCCAGTGGCTGGCTTGGGTTGACGTTTGATATTGCTAAAGGGACTCTGGTCTCCCATGGGCAATTCGTTTGTTGTTTTGGCAGGTGCTGTTTGACCACCAGCTACTGTAAAGTCGCTCTTGTAAGCGTTCTTTACAACTTCATGATCGTAAGGACCAGTTGCATAATCTTTGCTTAATGCTTTTTGCTCTCGGTCAGGAGCAGGATATGTGGGATCGTCTAGCAAGTCTTTGTTTTCATCATCAATCTTCACAGACTCTGAATCCATGCTTTCTTCATAAGGTGTAGTATTCATCACAATACGATTTGGATCTAACCCAAGCAATTGTGCCAACTGTTTGATCTGTGGCTCAATGGCTGGATATTTGAACTCTACATCAATTCTGGTTACTGATTGATTAGGAAATGCCGGAAAGTCTGGAATAACTTTACGAACTGGAGTGCTTTTAGGTGTTGACATTTTTACAACGTCAAACTGAGCACACTTTTCCTTTAGATTTTTAAAAAAGCCTTCGGGAACTTCTCCAACTACTTTGATGCGATAGTTGTATGTACGTTCGCTTTCGGCTAGGTATTTTGCAAATGGTTTCATGTTCAGTGTCCTGTTGTATATTTATTCTTTTTGCGTGTTTTGTCTTTTACCAATTATGCGATCAAGCAAATCATTACGGCTTAGAACCACCCCATGTGCTGTTTGTGAAGATATTGTGCCCTCAGAATCTTTGGAATCTATCACCTGCTGTTGTTGATCTAAGCGCATTTTTTTCATCTGTAGATCAATCATCTTGAGCTTTTTGTCCAGCTTGGCTGTCTTAGCTGTAATTGCATGCCCCAGCATGTTTGATGCTACTGAAAATATTTCACTAGCAAAACGGCTGTCCACTTGCATGCCTAGATCTGTCAGATCTTTATATCCAGCAACCGCAAGTGAGGCTAACTCATCCATTTCTTGATCGCTAGATTCTAATCCTCTAACTTGTGGTAGTGCTGCTTCAACTTTATCAATTGCTTCGTCCAACGCCTGCATTTTTTCTTTGTTTTCCAATAGCGACGGGACTGACGTGTTAATATCATCTTCGGTAGGAGGTAGGTCAAACAATTCCGCTAATTTTTTTGTCATACCATATTTAGTGGTTTAGACACGACCGTTGTGAAACATGTCCTGCTCTGTAACCACTCTAAATGTTAGTCCTTGTCGTTGGCACCATTTAGTTGCAGCTTGCCATTTAGCATAGTTAATGGCTACCACAGCTCGATCTCGGCTGCTCATTTTTGACTCTATCACACTTTGTTTTTTTGGTTTGATTTCTATCAATTCGGCTCGCATAGTATTGTTGCGAGTGCGATAAGTTATCAAAAAGTCTGGCACATACACAGTTTGCTTGCCTGTGAGTGGGTGTCTGTAGGGTATTTGTACTGCTTCGCTAGCCCATTGAATCACAGCATTGTTAGAATCACAAAACCGCATGAAGCTGAGTTCCCAACCAGATCTATATCTTGGCTTGCCTGAGCCTACGTATTTGGCAGGGTTTTGAATGTCATAGTACCCCTGTGCCCAGCGAGCCATTACTGCACCACATTTCTAGCTGCATAATAGTTTGGTACCACAGCCACTCCAACACCCAATAAAGTTGCCCTGTTACGAATGCTGTTGAGATAATAGGCCATATTCAAATCTAGGCTCATTGAGTTGCCGACACCGCCACCGCTGGCTTGAAATGATTCTAACAATGTCAGTGCTGGAATCTTGGTATCTTCGGCCACTTTAAACAAACTCACAGTAAAGTTATCTGCTGCTTGTTTACTGGTCATCACTGATCGAAAATAGCTGTGAACCACATCATATTCGCCTACAGGAATGTCAACATCGTACTCGTAAAAAGTGTCAAAGACTCGCACAGTTTGATCAATGCGATAATTAGTATCGTTAATGGTTGACATGATTATCTACCTGTGGTGTTGTTACTAGGACTCTGTGGACTGGGAAAATACATGCCGCTGGAACGACCTGGAATACTACGAATTGCACCAGGAATAGCACCCTGAATACTCTTGACTCCTTGAGCCACTGCTTCGCTAGTAGCAATACTAGCAATGTTTTTGCCTTTGAAAGTATTATAGACCGTGCCGGCTTTTTGCACAGCACCAATTGCACCCAACAATCCACCACTTTGTAAATCTTCCAATATACCACCTCCTGCATCTAACAAACCGCCTTGCCCAAAAACGGTGGCTCTAGAACCTGGACGAGCGATTGGACTTGTAGTTGTATCATAATGACTTGGGTCAGCAAACCCTTGAACATTGATATCAGGTCTTTGATTGCCAATAGCACCAGAATAATATTTAACGGTTTCATATGCAATGGTCATGGTATTTTGCATGGTGCCGGCGCCTTCACTGTAATTGTATTGGTCATGGTTCCAAGCAGTAATAATAGGATTTATCAACACATATTCAGCAAATTTATGTTGATCCATTCCATATATACGAATGTCTCTAAAAAATGGTGGTTTTCCTGACGCAGAACTAGTACCGTCATTGAATGCTTCGCCAATAAAGCCCCAATCATTGACATTACCTAATCTTTGGTTTTCGTAAATATCTCTAGCATTATAGCCAAATCCATTTGCTTTGTTTCCGCTGGGTCCAAGACTGCCGTTAGTGCTATTAGGTGCAAGATAAGTCTGGCTAGGATCTTTGTAGTAGTAGCTAAAATAGTTATACCACATGTTTCTTACATTGTCTCCTGAATCATCATGAAATGTAAGAGTAACAGGATCGTAATTTATTTTTGTCTGTACAACACGTTTGCGGTTATACTGATTCATTGTTTCATTAGTAATATTGTATTTGGGTAGGTCTACGGTTTTTACTACGTAGCTTAGATTTTGTGCTTCTTGTGTGCCAATGACTTTTGAAATGGCAGGAATATCAGTATTAAGCGTAAAGCTGACGTGAAAAAGGAACTTGTACCGAGGTTTAAGTTCAAATGCGTTTGAGGTAAAGGTTTTACTTGCGTGAGTATAATCACGCAAGTTGTTTGAATTAGTAAATCCTTGCCAAAGTTGTTGGCCAAATGTTGGCATGTTAGGCCGCCTTAGACAGCGCCGTTGCCAGCACCTGTTACAACGTCACCAATGGTTCTACCAATTGCTGTGCCGACTCCGGTACCGTTAGGTGTCTGGTTAGCGTTATCGTAGGCAATTGTCATATTAACTGTGACACCTTCATTGGTGCCGTAGTTCAATTCGCCGTAGTCTGCACCTTTCAAATAACATCCATACAGTTCCCAGGTTTCAAGAACCACTGGAGTTGCGGCACCGTTGCCACCGTCTAGTATTTCAATCTTGGTCAAGAATTTGTAATCAATACCAGAAGCTGCCGAAGCCATTTCCAAGAAGTCCATTTGCTTCTGTAGTTGCTCGCCGATCAACTTGCTTACGCTACCACTCGCGTCATCACGCACTGAGCAAGCAACGTCTGCCCAAGTATGGCGACCGGCCAGTTTCAATGTTGAGTTATAAATCGGCAATGCGATTTCTTCAAATGTCAAGTTAGGACGAGCCACGCTCACCACTTGCTTGGTTAATTCTGTTGTTGGCTTTGAAATGCCAAAGTTTTCAAACATCACTCTAAAGCGATATTTGAGTTTTGGCATCAACAAACCCTGTACGCTAGAGCTTTGATCGCTAGCTAGTGGTACTGTCATGCGCTGTAATGATGAAACTGCCATTTGTTATCTCCTATGTGTTTATTTACCTGGATTGGTAGGCGGTCGAAACCGCCACCTTTTTAAACTCCAGCGCCTCCAGCGATTTCACCAGTGTTCTTGATACGCAACGGAATGTAGATAAATTCCACCGCTTTTACTGGTTCTATGGCAATATCAACCCACAGTTCGTTGCGATCAATGCGTGCTGGTGTGTTGTTACTCAAGTCACAAACCACCAAATAGTCATAGATTGCACGTTTTGCAACCAAGTCAATCATCAAGCTATTGCATGTGTTTGTTATCTCGTTGCGTGTGATTTGATCGTTAGGTTCAAACAAGTATAGTTTGCCAATTTCTTCTAGGCGGCCACGCAAGAATGCAACCAAACGTGCAACGTTGATGCGATCCAATGCTGTGGTAGTCACAGTTGATGTCTTGTTACCAAAGTTAGTAATACCAACTCCTGGAATAAACGTAATTGGATTAATGTTACGCTCATATAGAATGTCACGTACACTTTGACTTACACCAATTTGATTGAATTCGCCTGTTGCAGCGTCAATGTAACCAATTGAGCTAGCGTTGTCAATTACACCACGACGTGTACCAGCTGGAGCTAACCATGGATAGCTTGCTGCATCGCTACGTAGAATTGTGCGCACCATCATATGACTTGGTGGTTGTACAACTGTATTACCGCTTAGGTCAGTAGTTTGGCAACTTGGGTAGAACACACCGCAATAGTTACTTGTTGCTGAATTACCGTCTTCTGTGGCCAAGCCCAGTCCATTATTGTTAGTTGCCCATTCAACCAAACTATTACCATCTGGTCCCAAGCGCATTGGTGTGTCGCCTACAACAAACAATGTGTTGTTGCGCTCGTTACTGAGTGCAATCATGTTTGGTGTCAACTCTGGATAAGCAGGTGTGGCAATAATATTGTACTGGTTTTGTTCTTCACGTGCTGATACGCTGGTGTCAATACCAGCTTTTAATGCAGACACAATCAGTTGACGTTGTGCTAGTCGACCAGACCACATGCTGCCATTGTCTTTGTTGCCACTGGCGGTGAGCCAGGTGTTTAGATTGATCGCAGCCCAATATGTGCCATTGCTAGGGTTCTGGTTAGCAGTGGGAGCCAATATACACACATAAATGTTATTATTGTAGCTTACAAAATCATTGTAGGCATAAGTGGCAGTGCTAGACCAAGAGTCAATGGCATAGTCAGTTGCTGAGGTTGTAAAGTAGTTTTGTTGGAAACTCTTGACATTGTATCCTGAGCGACGTGTGTT